GGGTATCGTCCGAGCTCATGAGTTGAACCGTGAGCACGCCGTTCGGAAAAGGTGTCGGCCAGGTAATCTTGCCAAAGCCGTTTGAATCGGTGCTGACGAATGACTCACCAGCCTGGATCAAGAATCCCTGGGTACCCGAGACCGAGGGGTTCCCTCGCATCTGCGAGCCACGGTTGTACAGGTTGATCGAGTTTGCCCCGCCGGCTTCAACCCAGGCAACCGAGTCGCTCGAGACACCATTGCTGACGGTACGGATCCAGGTCTTGTCACCGATTGTCAGGTGAGTACCTGGCTCATCAAGGTAGCCCTTGACAAGTTCATCCTTGGCATACAGACCCCCGTTGTGAGCCCAGCAGCGAAGGTCAACGATTTCCTGTACCTGGGTTTGTCCTGCAGTCACACGGCAAAGTGCGATGGGCTGATCGGACTGTACACCCTTGTTGTTGTTTCGAGCAGGCAGGCCCTTAGTCGCAGAGCCTTGGATGATGGTGTAGTTCGAGGTCGATGCACCCGGTGTGGACGACCAGGTACGACGGCACACAAGCATGTCCCATCGGCTACCCGAGCCCACTGATGCAAGGTTCAAGTTCGTGTTGCCATTGAAGATATCCAGGATGCCGTCGCCACCGACTGTGCCACTTCGGATCGAAACCCCACGGTCACCAGAACCAAGCGTGACCTTTGCGTCGTTAGCCCCAGTAACGAAGTACTGAGCAGCACCCACGTTGGGAACCCACTTGGCAAGACCGGCGGCGTCTATCGAGCCTGGATATCCATAGCTTGTATCAGCCATTAGAAGCTCGCTTTCAATTTGTCTACTGACATGGATAGTTTAGAGATGTGCTTCATGAGCTTTGCTGTAGGCTCAATCGGTTGCCCGATCTGTGCCTTGAGCTTCAGCCCGCTATCGGCATCCCATGAGAAGTCGATCTGTCGCAGAATGTCGGTAACGGAAACAGCCCCGCCACCAATTTCGGCAGTGCAGATCTGACCCACGTTCAACCCATCTGAACCACCCAGGTGGAACGAATCGGTTTCGGCGAGTTCACAGGTGATAGACACTGCGCCCTTACCATCAAAGACTGTTTCATCACCACGGTCCCTCAGTGTTGCAAGAGTGGATACATCCCGAGCATCACGGAAGACTTCGATACGGTCATTCCACAATGCCTCGGCTACGGTGTCTGCGCGTTCAACGAAGATACGAGCAGTTCCTTCACCCCCGCCACCCACAACTGCGCGAGTAACATCGGGAGCCTCGAGTTTGTACTTCCACTTACGGATGATGCGTGAGGCTTCCGTTAGCTTGTTTTCATAGGTACCGGGTTCGTACACATCGACAACCAAGCCCGCGGGTGTCTGCAATACCTTTGCACCGAGACCCCTTGCTTCCATCAATGGGAACAGTTCGTTGTACACCGTCGCCATGCGTGCGGAGGAGTCAACAATACCCCCACGGTGCTGGTTGGTGGCGATGATGATTGGCTCACGCCCACGAGACCCAATGTTCTTTTCGACCAAGTCCTTGAACACTGTTTCCATGTCACCGCTAATGGTGTAGCTGCTAGCCGTGTTCTGTGAACCCACACCAGCAGTTGGTACTGGGTACACCAGATAGTTCCGAAGGATACGGTAGTTGTCTTCCACACCGAACGTGTAGGTGGTCGATTTACCGGGTCCTTCACCTTCGTGAGCACGGATGGGACCCCCCATCAGCCATTCGCCACGCAGAAACAGTCCGAGCCTAGTGCCCGGTGTGAGCATGAGACCCAGACGTTGGTGTGTGGCCTTGACCGTAATTTCGCAGTCGGAGATGTTGTCGTAGCGGATTGAACCCTCGATGGCTTCGAACGCACCAACGGGACATTCCCACACCCTGTTCTTGTCGTACAGGTGAGCTTTGAATAGTGGTGCTGTCATCAAATGCTCCTGAGATAGTAGGGTGTGAATTCCGCAACGATCTTGCCCGTACCATTCATACCCAGGGCAAGTTCAATGTCCTCACCTGCCGGAATCTCGGCGAAGTCAAAGAAGCCCAGGGACTTCATAATGTCAACGCCGTTCTTCGTTGCTGTCAGGTTTCGTGGATCGGTATCAATCTCGATCACGTCACCGTCCAGCAAAGCAGGCAGGTTCACGATTGCCCCATTCAAACCAACGCTTGCAGTGGTGAACGGCCCGTAAGCTGTCCATCGTGCGTACGCCTCAACGTCACCGGGATTAGTCATGGTTGCAGTTGAGATGGTCGCCTGTGAAGACGAGCCAATGTAGAACGGAGGACCGAAGCCCGTATTGCCATAGAAGTTGGTTGGTTGACCAGCGACTGCGTTCTCGAAGGTGTATGAGACAGGCTCGCCTTCCCAGAACGGCTGTTCCGTCATGCAGGTGATGCCGTAAATGGCCCAGCCCAAACGGACCGGGTCACGGGCGTACACCGAGGTCGAGTCTGCCTTGAATCGCACGATCAGATTGTAGCGTTCCGCATTTGGAAGGATGACCTCCCACCGCATGGTTTTCCCAGGGCGGAAGATCTTCCAAAACGCTTTCTTCATCTCGAGCCATTCAATGCTGGAGTCTTCGAAGATTCCGATGACCCAGTGACAGTCTCGACCTGTAGCGCGCCAGCCTTCCCATTCCACACCGTGAACGACGGGAGAGCTGAATGTGTAGTTGTCAATGTCAGGCATGCCCATGCCCTCGATGCCTTCCGGCATCAAGAACACGCCATTCCGACCATCAGTAACGTCCCATACCGAGCCGTCCCAGCCATGGAATAGATGTTTCGTTCTACCCCACGGACTGGGCTCTGCAGTACCGCCACCCAGACTTGGGGGTGGTTCACTCGGCAATAGGGACCCCCTCAGATAACCCATTAGCCAATTCCTATCTTACCGATTTGTGAAGCTAGTTGGTTACGGCGCAGTTTTGTATCGAACTCCCTTGCAACCTTCTCGGGGGTCGCCCCGTAGTAGTCGCCTTCAATCGTGACGAGTGCGCGACGGTCATTCGTTGCACCACCGATGGCAGACTGTACAGACAACGCTGACGCACCCGCACCGCCGAATTGTATTGCACCTACGACACGACCCATTTGATTCTGTACCACGCTCATATCGCTCGTGAGACCCGAGGCGAACTGCTTCGTGATTGCAGTACCAGATTTCTTCAGGTTGATCCAGCCCTGACCCGACAGCGGACCCTTCTCAGCAGGTGAGTGGGGCAGCACGGACATTGCAGCCTTGACTACTGCGATTGCCGCAGAAATGGCCGGGTTAGTACCCGAGCTAATACCCTGGACAAACGAGGTGATCAATGAAGCACCAGCCTCGAAGAATGATCCCACGAAGCTGAACAGGTTAGCAATCATCTGCTGACCCATACCGGTTATGGCACTGATGGCAATCGAGGAACCGATCGTGATACCAGCACCGAGTCGGGCCATGAAGCCCGGGACCAAACCAATCAGAGCATTGAAGCCCCGAGTGAAGTCAGCAGCCGATTGACTCATCATGACAGCGAACGCGGTAACCATGCCCGGGATACCACCCCGGACAGCGCCAGCAAGTATCGGCATCCGGGTGGTGATCAGTACCTGGATACCCGTGAGCCAACCTTGCCATCTCGGCAAGTTAGCAGCAATGAAACCAGCGATTGTCGCAGCGATACCAGCTGTACCCAGGCGAGCCTGAGTTCCAGCGAGGGTCATGCCCACACCAACAGCGGGACCGAAGCGGCCCCAGAACGAGGACCACCCGACACCAGTAGTAGTCTGGAAAACGGTGATGCCCGTTTGGATTGTAGCCAGTCCAGTCTTCACTGGTGTGGGCAATCCGCCCATGATCAGCGAGACAACAGCACCGAACCGTGCCCAGAAGGTTTCCCATCCTGGAAGCAGGTCGGTGATTACCTTGATGGCAACAGCCAGAGCCCCAAGACCGAGAGCACCCGCAAGCTTCTGTATCGTTAGGAAGAAGTTATTGACTGCATCGACCGTGTTGGCGACAGCTTCAATCTTCTCGGTGAAGCCACCCAGCGCAGTGTTGAGTCCCGTGAAGAATGCAACAATCTCAGGGTGGTCAATGGCGATACGGAACATCGTGCTGAAGAAGTCCAGGTTGTCACCCTGGCCAGTGAACCACTGGAACATCGCGAGTGGAAACTCATTCAGTGCCGTAGCAAGATCGTGAGCGAACCCGGCAAACGAGTTGACGAACGGACCAGCTTCCTCGAGCGCCTTGCCAAGCTTCTTGAAGAAGTCGACGAGCACAGGCGAAGCAGCCTTCACCAAATCCGCGATGACCGGGATAAGGTCAGCGATGATCGGAATGAGCGGAGGCAGGACTTCCTTGACCAAAGTGGTCAGAGGCGGACCCAGTTCCTTGATGATGGTTTCAGTGAGTTTGATCAGATCTGGAATGAGCGGCTTGATCGAGGTCCAGATTTCTTCGAACAGTGGAGCAAGCAGTGTCAGAACATCGGTGATCAATGGGCCAGCCTGAGCAAGCAGGTTGCCCATTGCTGTGGCGAGCACACCGATGATACGACCCAACGGAGCCATGCCCGGGCCGATTGTATCGATGAACGTCTTGAAGCCGGAGAAGAAGTTCTGAATACCCTGTTGTAGTTCAGGGTTCGAGAACAGGTTCTTCAGGGCACGACCCACACCTTCAAGGATCTTACCGACTTCGCTGAAGACAATTGCAAGTGTCGGCGCAAACGACGCAAGGCCCGTGCCGAGTTCACCCAGACCCTTGATGAGCCCATCCATTGCTGTGTGGGCGCCTGCAAATATCGTAGACAGAGTTGTCTGGAAGTTCGCAGTGTTCATCAGGTCAGCGAGCTTTTTGAGCCCGTCAGCCAGATTGTCAAAGCTTGCACCACCGGCCTGAGCAGCAGCACGTGTCAGTGCAGCGAAGACACGTACCGTTTCACGGATGACACGACCCAGAGCCTTGAACTCTTCAATGCCGCGTTCGGCCCATTTCTCAAGGTCACCCGACTTGGCAGCAGTTGCGATGAACCTGTCGAACTTGTTAGCAAGATCAACGAGCCATGTAGACAGCCTGGGCAGGTACTGAGTACCGAACGTACCCAGGGTAACGAATGCACGGACCAGAGGAGCCACACCGTTAGATGCCTTGGCAATAGCCTGGTTCATGTTGTCGAACGAGCGGTTCAGCACGTCAGCAGTCAGCGACTTCTTGAGTGCGTCCGCAAGTTCGCGCGTCATGACGCCGAATGCCTGGGAGGTGTTGATCAGCTGTTCCCGCAAAGAGGGCATCAGTGTGTGGACGAGCTCACGGATCGGATCCGCAGCAATCGCCCAGAACTCAGCGGACATTGCGTCCTGCAGTGAGGTGAACGACGGACCGAGGTCCTTGAGCACCGTCTTCATATCCTTGAAGACAGCGACGAGTACACCAATGCTGATACCCGCGGCTGTGAACAGCGCAGGCAGAAGTACAGCCGACTGACCCAGAGCGGCGATCGACCCAGCAAGACCAGCGGCGTTAGACACCGCAGTCAGCAGGGTGGCACCAAGTCCCAGGATACCTGAAGATATCAGGCCGATCTTGGGTGCAATCTTGTCGAGTTCCTTGATCCGGTTGAACAAAGGCTCGAACACGTTGTTCAGGATACGAGCACCAGACAGTGCAGCGAGGGTGGACATAGCCGCCGCGACACTCGCCTTATTGACCCTAACGATCAGGCTAACAAAGCGAGTGCGCGAGAGGACTGCAAGCCTACGCTGTGCGTTCAGTGCATCGAGGTCAACCCGGATGTTAGGGTCAAGATCCTCCAGCTTATCCTTTAGGTCATGCAGCTGTTCCTGGGTAACGTAAGGCTCAACCTTGATTCGGACTTCCAGCTCACGGAGTTGTTCCTTGAGCTTACGAATGGATTCACGAGTCACCGCCAGTTCGGCAGGGATCGTGGCTTTCATAGTCTTCTCGATACGCTCGAGAGACTTCTTCAGATCCTCGCGGAAACGCGATGAGTCTGGCAGTACTCGGATAGATACCCGGCCTGCAGATTTGGTAGCCAACTCAACCTCCTAGGTTGCCCGCGGCGAACATTCCTCGTAGTTGTAATCCGAAGTCCGCCAGCGATTGCTTAGGAGGCTCGGGTGCTTTCACCTCCTCCAAGCCTGGGCGTGGATAAGGTTCAAGGTCGGGGACTTTGCTTTGATCTTGAGAGACAATGCTCATGATGGTCCGAGTGTTGCCATTGATGGCATCAAACACATCGGCGAGTATGTCAGAGTTGGCGTCCCAGCCAAAGTAACGGATATGGTCTTTGAGCTCCGGCCCGCCCAGCTGCTTGGCACGCCACACAGATTTGGGTTCGTACATCAGGCGCTGGATAAGAGAAGTTGCCTGCCGCAAAGGAACCCGACCATCAATCGCATCCCATATGTCAAAACCATACAGGCCGAGAAGGTCGGGTTCCCAGTCGGGGTTTTCCTCTAGCTGTCGGCGGAGCTCTTGGCTTCCCCCACTGCAGACGCCCATGCCATTGCAAGGTCGGCAACCCGGTTGAATGCCTCGGGGCCGGTGGCGAACTTGGTGAATTCCTTTTCGTCATTGGCGATGGGTACAAGTGCCTTGGCAATCTGACCGATCACGACGATGGCTTCAGTTTCATCCATCTCGAGCTCGTCCTTGTCACCAGCCAAGTCCTGAAGCTTATAGATGAGTGCGAGCAGCGGGGTCTGATCCCACACGGGGACCTCACCCATCGGCCGGAGCAGGTTGAAGCCCGGGGTATCCTCGGGACGGATCTTCTTTTCCTTTTTCGGCTTGCGGTCCTGCGGAGCCTTGGCCTTAGTGGACTTCTTCTTGTCAGTAGCCATTGCGAGCCTACCTTTCATTCGCGAGCCATAAGTATAGGGTAACCTGTGTGGGTGCCGGCTCGCAGTAGACACCCACACAGGATTTTACCAGGCGCGGTGGAGACCGAACCCAAACCAAAGATCGACAGCAACCAGCAGGATGACAGTACAGACCAGCCAGCCAATTGTGAAGATCTTGGTAAACAGCGTATCGCTACGCGCGCGTGTACGCCTGGGCGTTCGACGCACCGTTGAAGCCCGTAACGATGATCGGCGCAGAACCCGCCGAGCCAGCAGGCAGAGTCACGTCGATGTGCTTGGTGTCCAGGACGGTGAACACAGATTCGACGCCACCAACCGTAACCGAGGTTACACCGACGAAGCCGGAACCAACGAGGGCAACGACCTGGCCTTCCGCCTGACCCGAGGGCAGTGCGGTGTCGATATCCGGAGCAACGGTGATCAGGCCCGGGTGCAGGAAGCGGAAACGGTTGCCCGTGGATTCCGAGTTCAGCATCTGAGCCGTCAGGGTGATTTCGAAGAATGCATCCACAGCAACCTGCGGTGCGTCACCGATGGTGATAACCGTGTTGGGAATGTAGATGCCCATGCGAGTGGAGCCGTCAACGATCAGAATGAAGAGAGCCTTCTTCTGGGGCGTGACCGAACCAGCAACGTCGTAGGTACCAGCGGCACCGTCATGAGTACCGCCACCGAAGGCCAGGCTCAGGGTGAGCTGGTCGATCTGGATGGAGTTGACGTTCACCGACCAAGTGATCGGATCGAAGGTGGCTCGCAGTGCATCGTCCCACCAGGAACCACGCTGGGTCGAATCACCGCCACCCTTGGACAGCGAGACGTTGTTATCTCGCGAGGTGTGGCCCAGGGCAGCCCAACCCCCAGTGGGGTTCAGCGGATCGAGAGCTTCGTAGTCGGGCGCAGCTGTATCTGGTGCCGCGACGAGAACGGTGCCCCTGCCCGGGATGATAGTTGCATTGGGATTGAAGCCCATTGTTTTATCCTCCGTTTAGAGTTTTCGAACGATGACGTGGAAGTGGCCATCGTATTGGGTAAGGTCGCCTGCCGGCGTTAGCGTCGTACTCGTTCGCGAGGGCATATCCACGTCATCGACAGACGTTACAGCGCCCACACCAGGGATTCGTACGTTTTGATCGTGTGATTCATGCATGGCGCGGTACACCATGTCAGAAACGTCTGCTGCATCGTCACGCGTGAGCGCGACTATCGACACGTAGATTTCCCACTCCCAGGCTCCCGGGCCGTTCAGCATTCGACCACCGCGTGCGCGCACAACCACAAAGGGTACATGTTCGATAGCGTCGGAGTCCTGCTGACCCATGACCTCCATATCGGCAGTGCCGAAGGTAGAAGCATAGCCGTCGAGCTTGAGTCGGAGCACCTTGGTGAACAGTTCCTCCGCGTCGACCGTCATTCGTTGATAGACCATCAGAACTTACCTCTCACCCATGGCCCAGGGACCTCGGCGATAGCGCCACCCAGGATATGTTGGCCTGGCAACCAGTACGCCGTGCCGTCACGCCTCACAACGGTGTGGCCCCACTCAATGGAGTAAGCAGCCTTATCACCAGCAAAGATCATGCGGTCACGTACGCCTTTCTTACCGGGCACATTCGCAACAGACAGTTTCGAGATGTAATCGCCAGTAAGGCGGTGGGCAAGAGCACGGGCTTCAACGATGCCGAGAACCATATGGGCAACCTCGTCCATCACAGAGTCGTTACCAACCATGCGAGCAACGCCGTTTGGAACCCACCTGAATACTTCAGCCATCATTTCACCTCCACGCCGCGAGCCTTCAGTTTGATTATTTCGTGCTGTGTCTTGCGACCCCGGGTGTACCGACGAGCGATACCAACCTGGTCATATTCTTCGCCGTCCCATGTGACGGTAGAATGGGGGCCTCCGACCCAACGTGGCTCGAGAGCTTTCATGATGACATAGTCCGCGTTCACGACTGTGCCACCCGAACGGACATCTTCAGCCTGACCGAAAGCAGCTAGGCCCGAGGGTGCAACGTAGACACCTGTATATGTCTTCGACGGCCCGGGGCCCAGCTTGTTGCTTCCCGTACGATCCTGACCGATGACGATCCGGGGAGTACAGACAACGGTGTGGGGTCCACGAGTGAGGGCGCTCACGGCCAACCATACCTTGTCTTGGAAAACACGGTGCGTGGCCTGACGGCTGCAGCACCAAATCCCAGATCGGCGAGTTCATCCTTGGTGTACCACACGTTGGCTGACGCCTCAGTGGGTGACCGTTGATAGGAATACTCGAATTCGGTTTCAGATCGATAACCTTCAGGGTTGCGAAGAACTCGGATGACGGCGTTCAGGACTTTGTCCTTTACGAACATTGGGTCAATGCCTGCCCCAGTGGTCGGATCGTACGCAGCCATGCGAGACTGAATGTTGGGTACCTTCCGGATGAGAAGCCTGACGGCCTCGTCTACCTTCTGTTGGTACCAGTCGTCTTCATTCTCGAGGTCGAGCTGGCCTTCGTACGGTTCTTCCAGGTCAGTGGAAACATACCCCAGTACATTGGCCATGACTGTTAGTCCTCTTCTTCCTCGTCCATATCGGCGAGGATGCGTTCCTTCAGTTCAGCCTTGGTGCCGGAGGTGTCGAGACCGCGTTCCTCGGCGAGCTCAACGAGCTCATCTTTCTTGAGGGTGTCGAGGTCTACCACGTCTTCAGTCTCGGGAACTTCTGAGCCTGTTGGAGGCAGTGTGTTGACCGTCGACCACTTGGTCTCGGGGTCATCGTCGTTGCCTTCGGGGTCGGTGAGACGGACGTCTTCCTCTTCCCGATGCTCAGCGTAGACGTGAGGACCAACGAGCTCTTCAGCCCAGTCAGGAACCTCGTCGCCCGGTGCGAACCAAACGCGGT